CGATTCAAAAACAGTTATACTCACTTTATTAGATGTGAGTCACCAACTCGGCGTTGAACCTGAAGGATTTATCCATCACGATTGTCTCCACGATGCCGCGAGAGAATATTTGGCGATGGAGACCGCCGTTTATATATTTCAAGATTCACTTAACAAGGAGAAGTAAATTGAAAAATACTCCGATTGAACAGATGGAAGAGCCAAAGGGATACAATATCTCTTTGTGTTTTGAGTGGATGAATTGGGATTCCTGTCTTACATTTGAAATTGTAACCGATGGTGAAATCAAAGATAAAGTATCAATGGTAAAAGATTTAATAGCATCTTGGGGCGGTGTTGTTGAAATGGAAGATGATGGTACAGTTGTCAATTTGTCTCAATTCAAAACTGCTTACGTAGTGGAATCCAAGAAAAAGTGGGAAGAAATGGAACCAACAAAAAAGCCAACAAACTTGAGAATTGTACATTGAAACTTTTAACAGATTTTGTTAAAATATATGATGAATGTTTAGCACCATCTCTGTGTGATAAGATTATCAACGCCTTTGAGGCAGATGATGAACATCACATAGAATCAAAAATTGGTGCTTTAAACGAACCTATCTTCAGAGAGACCGACGGAAAAGTTAATGTATATCGCCACGCTATTGAAATGAATTGCACAAAACGTGCCACTGAATCCCCTAAATGGGATGGCATAATGCGTTTGTTGAATCACCACGCCTCATCATACTTCCAGAAATATTGTTCTGAGTTGAAAGATGATGGCTTCCCATTTAATATGTACGAAGAAACTCGTCTTGAACAATGGCGAATGCACAGATATAACCCAAATAAACACTACTATAAAGAACACATAGACTCTATTGAGTATTATTCGGCACAGAGAATGTTGGTTATGTTGTATTATCTCAATACTGTAGAAGAAGGGGGTGAGACAAAATTTGCCACTATTGATACTGCCGTAAAACCTGTTAAAGGTAGACTAGCAATCGCTCCAACCTGGTTTGGCTATCCACATTCTGCTGAGATACCAATTACTGAATCAAAGTATATGATAAAAACATTTGTCCACTATCCAAGAGTTTAATATGGCAAATACATACCAATAGTAGTGATGAAAAAGAACAACCACAAACCGCTGGTTGTAATTGACGCAGTTAAATTTGTAAATATTATGGAGAATGTGAATGGCGAAAAAAATATATGAACCCGATACCTCAACCCCACCTGATGCGGACTTGTACAAGTTCGGTACTTTTTTGTTTATGAATGATGTAGATGAGACGACCTGTAAGGAAGCTATTGAGTTTATTCTAAAACAAAATATGGAAAGAAAGAAGAAACCTCATCTCAAGCTTATGATTTGTAGTAATGGTGGTGATGTACCTCAGGCGTTTGCTCTGATTGATATAATGAAATCATCTAAGATTCCTATTCATACTATTGGGTTGGGGGTGATTGCATCGTGTGGTCTAATGATGTTCATTGCGGGAGAACCAGGTCATCGTGTTCTCACACCAAATACCTCTATTCTATCCCACCAGTACAGTTGGATGTCGTGGGGTAAAGAACACGAATTGTTTGCCCAAGTAAAAGAGTTTGAATTATCTACTACAAGAATGATAGAACACTATAAGAAATGCACTGGGTTAGCCGAAGAAAAGATAAGGCAACACTTATTGCCACCAGAAGATGTTTGGTTGTCTGCTAAAGAGGCAAAGAAACTAAACCTCTGTGATAGTGTCAAGAATATTTATTGATAAATAGTATGAAGGAGTACTGTAAAGGTCATAATGTGATTGACAACGATGAGTAAATAGAGTATAATGTATATATTATGATAAATAAAGTATTAGACAACAAAACAGAATTTGAGAGAAAACTCGACAATATCAACCATACGATGGAGTTAATTCGTACAATCGTACCGTTGATAATGGTGGGATTACAGTTGGTCATCCTTTATAAGTTGCTTGATTAATGTGAGATTTTACACCTATATCGGTACCCTTGGAAATAAAATCCTAGTTCGTGGCGTCAACGCTGAAACGGGCAACGATTTTATTAGACGAGAGGACTTTCAACCAACGATTTTCGTTGAGGGCAAGAAGGGGGAAACTCCTTACCGTACCCTAGACGATAGACCAGTTTATAAGATGTCTCCCGGGAACATCAAAGAGACACGAAATTTCATTAAGCAATATCAAGGAGTTGATGGATTCTCAATTCACGGCAATGACAATTTCGCCCTGCAATATACTTGTAAAGAGTGGAAAGGTGATGTCGATTATGACGTATCTAAAATTCGTATCTGGAACCTCGACATTGAGGTAGAAGCAGAACAGGGATTCCCATCGCCAGAACAAGCAACATCCGTTGTTAACGCAATCACGGTATATGACTCTATCGAAGATACCTATTTTACTTGGGGTCTTGATGAGTGGACAAATCACCGTGATGATATTCGATGTGAATATTTCCAGATGGACACTGAAGAGAATTTGCTCAAGCATTTTCTAGACTTGTATCAAAATTCCCCACCCCATATTTTAACAGGATGGAACATCGAGAGTTTCGACATTCCATATTTGATTAATCGTTTGACCCGTCTGTTTGGTCAGAAAGAAACTAAACGGTTATCCCCATTCGGTTGGGTCAAAGAAAGAATTGTAAGAGGTATGTATGGCAAAGAATCTGTTGCTTATGATATTTATGGCGTGTCTACTATGGATTACCTACAACTTTACAAAAAGTTTACATACGCTAATCAAGAATCGTTTCGACTCGACCATATTGCATTTGTCGAATTAGCAGAGAGAAAGATTTCTTATGAAGAAGCAGGCTCCCTATTTAAACTCGCCCGCACAAATCACCAAAAGTTTATTGACTATAACATCAAAGATGTTGAACTAGTCCAAAGAATCGATGATAAGTTAAAACTAATCGATTTAGGTATCACAATGGCATATGATGCCAAGATTAATTTCGTAGACGTATTCGGCACCGTTAAGATGTGGGATGCGATTGTTTACGACCATTTGAGAAAACAGGATATAGTATGTCCGACTAAATCTAACCATTCAAAGAAAGATGCCTTTGCCGGCGCTTATGTTAAAGAACCTATCACTGGCTTCCACGATTGGGTAGTATCGTTTGACTTGAATTCACTATATCCCCATTTGATTATGCAGTACAACATTTCACCAGAGACCATCGCTGGTCATAATTCTGATGTGAGTGTGGACAAGTTATTGAGCAAAGAAGTAGACCTTTCAGATGTTCAGAAGAAAGGATATGCAGTTGCTCCTAACGGAACGATGTATAGAAAAGACAAACGTGGATTTCTACCCGAATTGATGGAGAAGATTTACGCTGATCGAGTAATTTACAAGAAGAAGATGCTTAACGCTCAACAAAGACAAGAAGAGGGCGATGATGTCGGCAACGAGATTTCTAAGTATCTTAACATTCAGATGGCCAAAAAGATTCAGTTGAACTCTGCCTATGGCGCCCTTGGTAATCAATGGTTCAGATACTATGATATACGAAACGCTGAAGCGGTTACCACTGGTGGTCAACTAGCAATCCGTTGGATTGAAACTGCTCTGAATGATTATCTAAACAAATATTTGGAGACCAAGAATTATGATTACGTTGTTGCTATTGATACTGATTCGGTCTATTTACGATTAGGGAAGTTTGTCGATAAGTTCATCAAGTCTGATGATAAGAATAAGATTATTGATACTCTTGACAAAGTGACCAAAGAAGCATTTGAGCCACACATTGCCAAGTCTTACCAAGAACTGGCAGATTATGTTAATGCTACAGAGAACAAGATGTTTATGGGTAGAGAGGTTATTGCCGACAAGGCCGTATGGACCGCCAAGAAACGATATGCCCTAAACGTCCACGATTCTGAGGGTGTACGATATAAGACTCCTAAGATGAAGGTTATGGGTATGGAGATTGTCAAATCGTCAACTCCTGCTAATGTTCGTGGTAAACTCAAAGAAGCAGTTAAGATAATGTTGACAGGAAATGAACGTCAATTACAAGAATTGGTGCATAAATATAAGAAAGAATTTGTTAATCTGGATATACCAGAGATTGCTTTCCCACGAGGGCTAAGCGATTATACAAAGTATGAACACGCCGACAAGTCGGTGCCTATTCACGCACGAGCGGCCAAGGTGTATAATGCTTTGTTGAAGAAGCACGGATTAAAGAATGTTGAGAAGATTGGAGATGGTGCGAAGTTGAAATTCGTATATTTGAAAACACCCAATCCATTCAATTCTAATGCGATTGCTTTTCTTGATGGTATGCCACCAGAGTTCGAGGTTGAACGATGGGTTGATTACGATACACAATTTGAGAAAGCGTTTCTCTCTCCATTAGAGGGAGTTCTACAACCAGTTGGTTGGGATTGGGAAGAGAAGAGTACGCTTGAATCATTTTTTGGATAGGAAATAGATATGGCTAATAAAATAGATTTAGATGCAATAGCAAATAATGCCCAAGACGGAGCAAAAACTTTTGATCAGTTCGTAACGAACTTCCAAGAGAACATTGCCGCCGCCCTTCAGCTGGCCAAATATGGAACGATAGAAAGCGATAACGAATATGTCCTTGACGAAGATGGATATATTGTCGGTGATATTTGGACAGAGGCCATTGCCGCTGAAGTAATGTCGTTTAATGGATTCCTGGCAACCACACATCGAATAGATACTCTAATTGCAGGCCGAGAAATATTTGGCAAGCGGTCGGTACCGACTGACCATACTCTAGTCGCTGAGGAATTGGGACATACTACTGCCGAATTTTTAAAGATGTTTCCAAAGTACCCTATTATCTACTTTACACGTTGGGGAAATCTAAGGAAGCCATATGATTTACAAGCATTGATAGATAATCCAGTGATACGATAAAAAAGACTTGACAAGACCAGTAAATAGGTATATAATATGTAACAAAATTGACGATATTATGGAGAAAATGAATGAGTGATTCGATTGTAGCACAAAAAAGATTGATGGAAAAACTGCGAAAGGCAGGTTCTATCAAATCCACACAATTAACTAAGTCCTCTCTATTCACAGAGAAAGACGAAATCCCCACATCCGTACCGATGGTTAATGTCGCATTAAGTGGCAAACTAAACGGCGGACTCACGAATGGTCTTACAGTTCTTGCGGGACCATCAAAGCATTTCAAAACAGCATTTGGACTGTTGATGATGAAGGCTTATATGGATAAGTATCCAGAAGCAATTTGTCTTTTCTACGATTCAGAATTTGGCACACCGCAGAGTTATTTCAGTTCCTTGCAAATTGATACTGACAGAGTTCTACACGTTCCAACTAAGAATATTGAAGAGTTGAAATTTGACCTAGTCAAGCAACTTGATGGACTGGCGGTTGAAGATAAGGTCTATATTATGATAGACTCTATTGGCAACCTCGCTTCCAAGAAAGAAGTCGAAGATGCACAGAATGAAAAGTCCGTTGCAGATATGACACGAGCAAAACAGTTAAAGTCCTTGTTTAGGATGATAACTCCCTATCTCACATTAAGAGATGTTCCTCTTGTAGCAGTTAATCATACCTACCAAACACAAGAGATGTTCTCTAAAGCAGTTGTTTCTGGTGGTACTGGAGTATATTACTCCGCAGATAATATCTGGATTATCGGCAGACAACAAGACAAGAAGGGAACAGAGATACAAGGCTACAATTTTATCATCAATGTAGAGAAGTCCAGATTTGTTAAAGAGAAATCGAAGATTCCGATTTCCGTGACGTGGGAAGGTGGTATTAAGAAATGGTCAGGATTACTAGACGTTGCTCTTGAGGGTGGATTTGTTATCAAACCTTCTATGGGTTGGTATTCAAAAGTC